AATAGCTCAGTTGGTAGAGCATAACCTTGCCAAGGTTGGGGTCGCGAGTTCGAGTCTCGTTTCCCGCTCCAAAATTTGTTGTTAAAAATCAATAAGCTGAAAGATTCTAGTAATCTTTTGGCTTGTTTTTTATTGTCGATAGGTCAGCTATGACTATTCAAAATAGTCATATTTCACATTAAAAAACGCTTTATATTTCCGTGCCGCCGCCAAAAAAGTGGGTGTCATTTGTACATCTTCAATTTTTGACGGCAGTGCGCCACCATGAAATTTGGAGTGTTAAAAATGCAGAAACCGACCCGTCGCGGCAACGCTTGGCGTATTGAAGTTCGTTTTAAGGGCAAGCGCTACGCTGCCACTCGTGACACTGCTAGCGAATGCGAACAGTGGGCAGCAACCAAACTATTAGAATTACAATCTGAACAGCCAACCTCAGAACCTGAAAAAATCCATATTTCTTTTCAAGCCCTTTTTGATAAGTATTATCAGGATGAAGGTCGCAAAATGAAAAGCGCCCGTTTAATTGTACAAATGCTCAAATGTTTAAAGAAAAATTGGGGCGAACTAGCAGATGAGTCTATACACAATTTAACCCCTGCTCTAGTTAAACAATGGCGTGATAAAAGATTGAAACAGGTTAAGGGCGCAACTGTCATTAGAGAAATGGCGATGTACAGTTCAGTTTTTGACTTTGCGCGAAAAGAATTATTTTTAACTAAAGAAAATCCATTCAAAGAAATTACAAAACCTTCAGCACCGCCGCCAAGACACCAACGTATTAGTGATGACCATATTAATAAAGTAATTAAAGGCTTGGATTATGAATGGGGTAAAACACCAACACAGCCTAGACACCGTGTTGCGTGGTCATTTCTCTTTGCCATTGAGACTGCAATGCGTAAAGGTGAAATACTTAGCGTGCAAAAGTCTTTAATATTTACTGACTTTATCCGGTTATTAGATACTAAGAACGGCTCATCCCGTGACGTACCTCTAACTGCCAAGGCAAAAGAAATGCTTTCATGGTTACCAGATGATCCAAACGATAGTCGCATGGTGCCGCTTACATCGAATGCTTTCCGCTTAATTTGGCAACGTAATTTACGCCGTGTTGGTTTAGATGGTGTTATTACTTTCCACGATTCAAGGCATGAAGCAATCACGCGCTTTGTTCATGACTATCGTTTGCCTGTTGAAATCCTTGCCAAAATTACAGGTCACAAAACTATTAGTGTACTGGTTAATACCTATTACAATCCGACCGCATCCGAAATAGCCAAAATGCTAAACGCTGCATAATAAGAAGCCCCTAAATAGGGGCTTTATTTTAGATGTCTTGTTTCTTGGTAAACTGCCACCAAGTTTTGTTGTAATAAACTTGGTTCTGCAAAAAGTTAATTTTTAATTCATTGCCGTTATAATCATAAAACTTGGTTACTTCACCGTTTTTATTTATATCAGCAAGCAGGTTGCATGTATGCTCAGCCTTACCCGCCTCCATAACCATAATCATGACTTGCGACATCACAAAGCCCTTACACAAATAGAGACATTCACATTACTATTAATAGTGTGAGCTGTGCAACCAGAGAAAAGGATGCACAGCAATGTGATGATCGATGCAACTTTGGTACGTTTGCACATATAAGTTACTTCTTTAAAAAAAGTGCTCGCTCTGCTTCTCGGCGACGAACTAGACCTTTCATAACTTTGCCGCCTGCTTTATTCCATACAAGGAATTGGTCAGCAGCGCCTTTGTAGTCACCTTTGTTAAGCAACTTTAATAAAGTCGATCCCTTAAAAGCACCTGAACCAATGTTGTAAGTCAGTGAAACCAAAGCATCAAACTGGTTTTGACTTAAAGGCACTATCACAGATTCATTTACAGTCTTTTCAAATTTGGCTAAGTCGTGCTTAAAGTAAGTCTTAGCTTGTTCTGCTGTACAAGTATCGCCCTTCTTAACCTTCACGCCATTTGGATAAACTGTGGTGCCAATGCCAATAGTCCAGACTCCTACACCATCGTCATAAGCTTTGAATCGTGTGTCTTCAAAACTTGAAATTAGGGCTATACCAACGTCACTTGTTGTCTTTCCACCTGGTGCAAGTTTATTGACCACCTTATTTAGATCATCTACTTGTTCTTGTGTAAGTTTGCCACCAGCAATGACGCGGGCAGCATCGAAGAAGTTTTTAACTGTCATGGTCCACCACCTGTAATATCATTTTTGGACTTTTTAATTTCTTTGATCACTTCGACAATGGTCTTGCCTTCTTGTTTATCAATAAAATTAAAAACCCACCTGATCAAAGCCCAGCCCGGCAAGCCGCAGACAAAGAAAAGTCCGCCTATGGCGAACCATCCCCATGTGTCAGTTGCCCACGCATGCAAACTAAACTTCATAATAATTAGTGAACCACCCGCTAGACTTGACACAACCGTACATATCAAACCAACTGCCCACTCTTGTGGTGAGCGTGGCATGCGGGTCATCAAGACAACTGCTGCAACCAAAGCAACTGCTAAAGTCACCATGATTGCCACCCCATAAAACTTTAAAATCGCAGCAAAGCCACTTGTGGAAACTGGTTCCATTTATATCTCCAGATTATTTCGGCAATAAAAAAGCCCTAACTTATTTAAAGCTAGGGCTTAAGATGTTTTGTTGGGTAAATATGTATTAATAGAAGCCTAAAGGATATATTTTACTTTTTTATTTATAAATATTAAAACTATACCAGCAAGAAAAGATAGTGAAATAACAAATAGTTCTTTTGGAATGTTAATTAATGATATTCCATATGCTTCAATGAAGCTATATAACAACATAAAAAAAGGATGTATTAAAAATACAGCAGTGGAAAAAAGTGCTAAATTTTTATTATTACCCATAATTTTCATATTTTTAACATATAGAAAAATTAAGGGTGCAGATACTAACATCGTTAAAATATGATCTAAAGATTCGTCTTTACTAATAAAAACATAATTTAAACGACTTTCAATTAATACAAGAACAATTGAGAATAGTACAAGCATAATTGAAGGTTTATATTTAATTTCTAAATTAAGTTTCTTTATTAAAAAACCTAGAGTTAAGAAAGGGAAACAATCAAAAATAAAATTTCTTGATACAGGGTGCCAATTCAAAACCTTATCAACAAAACCAGAAAACAAATGAAGATTTCCTATTTGTTGTATAGCGTAACCAATGATATATAAGCTTAGCGCAAAAGCTAGTAAAACATTCGTTTTAACGTTCCTCAATGAGTACAATAAGGTTCCTGCAAATAAAACCCCAATTAAGTACCAAAGTACAAAGTATCCCATAAACGCGTTTATAAAAATTCCAGATAAATTACTAATTTTAAACCAGAAAGGTGAATAGAAAAGCATCCAGATCGCATATAAAATAAATACTCTGGAGAACCAGTTTTTAAACTTTTCGAAAGTATCTACATTTGCGAAATAAAACCCCGTAATAATAAGAAATAAAGGAACAGCTAAACGGAAAAGGCCGTTTACGAGCAAATATCCAAATTCAGGTGATTGTTCACTTAAAAAATTCAAGTGCAATAAAACTACTAGAAAGGCTAATAAAACCTTCAAATAATCTATTGATAAGTTTCTCATTTAATTTTGGCTATATATTGAGTTAATTTATTCTAATTCAAAATTTGACCAATTAGAATTAAACAAAAATATAATAAGTTTATTTAATCCCTAGTAGAAATATCTAGGGATTTTGTAATTATCTAATCAATGTGCATGATTAATTCATAAGTTTTTGAATCGCCACGCCCATCACCTACAGTCAGAATGTCGCCAACAATTGAAACGGTCAGTCCAGTGGTTTCACTAAGCTTAACTAAGAATGAGTTACCATCAGGTTTTCTCCAAAGTGTTCCCCTCCATTCTTTAACATCAAAATCATAGTCTCGACGACTTGTCAGCCTTATTTCAGCTGTTTGTCCTTCAGTAAAGGGAGCTGATGAAAATGCTTTACTTATGTCAAAGGTAGTTGATGTGTTTGTTGTTCTGAAACGACGTTTAAACATTGCCCCTGGTGGTAAAGAACCTGATCTATAAGTGCCAGATGTAATGAACGTCTTAGCATTTGATTCGACAAAATAATTATCTCTTCCTAAGTTTGTAATCACACCAGTTGGTGCGGGTGTGTTCACAAATCGGACTGAGGCATTAGCTCCAATTGTTAAATTAACTACACCTTTACATCCAATAAATACATGGCTACCTTCCCAAAGTTTAATTGTTGAATGTACATTATCAAATGAACATGATAACCAAGTGTGTTGTGATGCTAACGCTCGTTGATTTGTCTCATCCCCCCACTCAATATCGACTGTGTTATTTTCAAAATATTGGGAGATTACAGATTGTCTAACGGATAAATCCGCTGTACTCCCTTTAACTTTAATACCGAAATTACAATTCTCAATGGTTGCCATATTGAGCAGGTTTAGACCATAAATGTAGTTTTGTGGGTTAATTAAATACCCGTAATTAAGCGAGTGGCATTTAACGTCAAATTCAACTGCATTGACCTGAGCACCGTTAGCGATTAAAGAATCTATATAAATTCCGATACCATGTCGATTTGGTGCATCTAAATCGCTGTAGCCTGACACCATGCACTGTCTGAATTTTGAGTACCAACATTTAGTTAAATAAATCCCTACTGAGGTATCTGCAATACCTGTGATTTTTACACGATCAATTAGGGATTCATTCGTTAAGTAACGAGCATCAAAACCTACAGTATAATTTGCGCGGTTCATCGCAATTTTCAAGTCAGATAACTTGATATTACTGACGGCATTTCCATTTTCTTTAAAAGTTTTTACAATGCTTTTTAAAGCACCACTTTCCCCTGCACCACCTGCGTAAAATATCTCTGATTGCGTTGACGAACCTGTATATTTCACATCATTTGAGTTCAGTACAAGAGTGTCATCAATAATTGTTTTATTGATGAATTTAAATTCTTTGAATTGAAAAACTAATTTATTAAGCAACAACTGATTACTATTACTTGAATCCCTTACTCCGACTTGACTAGATGTGATCGAATCATCATCAATCATCCTCCAACGACCAATACTAATGTTATTAACTTTTATGATTGAATAGCCGTTGTCATCAGTTGTATTAGCTGGATCCCATTTAAATCGGTTACGCCCTGAAAACGTATCACTATAGAACGAGGTTGTTTCAGCAACAGCATAATTATGGCGAGGCTTTAACGATCGTAATGACGCTACCGAATCAACATATTGGATTGTTTTATTGTTTATTTGTTCCTGATTTTCAGTTCCGTCTATAACATTTGCAGATGATTGATAAGATTTAATCCAACTACTAGAAGATGATTTATATTCATAGTTTCCTAAATCTTTAACAAAAATTGTTCTACCTTCCCAAACATTTGTAACATTTTCCAAATCACTGAGAGAGTCAACATGAGTAATTGCTAGTGCGTTTACAGTCCCTTCGTTAATTGCCTCATCAAGCATGGCAAGAAACATATCTTTAAGAATTTGGTCGCCCTTAATACGATCAGCAATTTCTTTTGAAAGATCATTTATTAATTGAGCAATATCCTTAGTATTTTCATTTACATTCTGCTGAAGATTAGCCAACCATTCATCAATCGTATTTATTTGGTTTTGTAGATTGTCATCACCTGCAATACGATCAGCAATCTCTTTAACTAAAGCGAGCCAAATAACTTGATCACGATAACCAAGTTCTTGAAGCTTCCACCATATTAAATCAAAGTCTTTGTTTACAGGTGATGGACGAAATGAGTTGTTGTAAGATTGATACTCAGTTGTTCTACGGAATGGCGTATTTCTTTCAATTGTAATGAGCACACCATTAGCAGGTGCAGAATTGAAAGTTATTGACTCACCAGTAAGGCTCCATGACCCAACTGGTGCCTCTTCTCCATCAAGAGATACAATCAAGTATTCAGATTTATCACAGTCAAACGTAAGCGGATAAACTGTAGTGGTTCCATTCGCT